GAGGGGGGGCCTGAAAGTCTGGAACCCCATTTCCCACGGACCCGCGTACATATCATTCGGAGATTTTTTTTCATGTCGGACAACGATTTGGCCGACCTAGACCTATGGGGCAATGAGGTCTACCGCACAGTCGGGAAAAGGGGCCGGCCACCATTTGAGCGGACCGAAGAAAATGCTAGCAAAGTCAGTATGTTGCTGGCGATGGGTTGGTCCAACGACCGGATCGCTTCGGTTATTCGGGACCCGCGCACTGGAACACCCATCTCCGTGCCGACGCTAAAGCGGCATTTTAGATCCGAGCTTAAATTGCGGCTTGTGGCCCGTGACCAGATGGTCGCCCGCCAGCTGATGCAGTCTTGGGAGCAGGCAGACAAGGGCAACGTCGGCGCGATGCGGTTCTTCGAGATACTGCGCCAGAAGAACGACATGATGGCGGCCGAGGAGATGATGGGCCAGACACGCGACCGTGCAGCAGCTGCCCGGCCAAAGCCCGGCAAGAAGGAAGTGAACCAGCAAGCCGCCCTAGACGCGGATGCCGCGCTTGAAGCTGAACTTGAACGCGAAGCCGATGGCGCGCGACGTCACTGAGGCGCTTCCGCGCTTTGCCTGTCCGGATTGGTGGGAGAAGATTTGCGCTGGCGAGACACCGATGGCCGACGTGCCAATCAACGAGGCCAAGGCCGCTAAGGCACTGGCCTTCTTCAACCGGCTGCGATTGCCGGACGTGCCTGGCAATCCGCTCCTGTCGGAATCCTGCGGCGACTGGTTTCGCGATCTGCTGGTCGTCTTCTTGGCCAGCGAAGATCCAGAGACGTTGCAGCCGCTGGTTTGGGAAGTGCTCTGCATGGTCCCAAAGAAGAGCTCGAAGACGACGTACACCGCTGCGCTGGCGCTGACGGCGCTCTACTTGGAGGAAACGCCAAACGGGCAGATGCTGCTGATCGGCCCCAGCCAGAACATCTCAGCGCGATGCTTTGACCAAGCGCAGGGTATGATCCGGATCGACAAGCGCTTGTCGGATATTTTCAAGGTGCAAGACCACCTCAAGACCATCACGCGGATCAGGACCGGCACGAAGCTGGATGTGATGACCTTCGACACCACGATTGTTACCGGCGAGATCCCGATCCTGACGATTATCGATGAGCTGCACGAGCTCGGCAAGAAGGCCGGCGCCGCCCAGGTGATGCAGCAAATTCGGGGCGGCGGAATTACGCAGACTGGCGGCCGGCTGCTGATGATTACGACCCAGTCCGATAAGGAACCCGCGGGTATCTGGAAGGCGGAGTTAAAGAAGGCCCGCGCGATTCGGGCCGGCAACGGTGGACGCAGTCCAATCATGTTGCCGATCCTCTATGAATTTCCAGAGGAGCTGCAGAAAGATGCAGACTTCTGGCGAGAAACAAAGAACTGGCCGCTTGTGCTGCCCAACCTTGGATTGTCGATCAGCTGGGACCGGCTGCTGGCGGACTACGAGAACAACGGCAAGGCCAGCCCAGAGGTCGAACAGATCTGGATTAGCCAACATCTGAATATTGAGATCGGCCTTGGCTTCCATTCCGACCGCTGGGTCGCGACGGATTACTGGGAACGCCGCAACGACACGACCCTTGAGCTTTCCTCCCTACTGGCGCGATGCGAAGTCGCCGTGGTTGGCGGCGACATGGGCGGGGCCGATGACCTCGCCTCGCTGAATGTGCTGGGCCGGGAACGTGGAACCGGGAACCGCCTCACATGGGGCCGTGCATGGTGCAGCCCTGACGTGCTGGAACGGCGCAAGGAGATCGCGGAAAAGCTGACAGACCTCGCTGGAAGCGGCGATCTGATCATCGAGGCCGACACCACGCTTCACGTGGCCCAGATGGTCGATCTCTGCGTCACGATCCGAGATGCCGGCCTGATGCCGGAGGCCAACGCCATCGGCCTCGATCCTTGGGGCGTCGCCGCCCTAGTGGACGGGCTGCTGGCCGGGGGCTTCACGATCGAGCAAATCGCGGCAGTGGGGCAGGGCTTCAAGCTCAATGGTGCCATCAAGGGCATTGAGCGACGGTTGATGGACGGCACGCTGTTGCACGGCGGTCAGCCGCTGATGACCTGGTGCCTAGGCAACGCCAAGGCCGAGGCGCGCGGCAACAACGTGATGATCACAAAGGAGCGGGCAGGCGTGGCAAAGATCGATCCGCTAATCGCGCTCTTCAATGCTACGATTCTAATGGACATGAACCCGGCCGCCTCCGGAGGGCCGTCGGTTTACGAAGAGCGCGGTCTGCTGACCGTATGAGGAGTACGGTATGGGCTTTCTAAACGCGCTGCGGGGAACGGGAGATGCGGGCCTAGTGGCCCGGGTTGAGCCGACCGTGCAGGCTGGCCCCGTATCGCGTCCGCACGCTGCAGTTGGTGAGGGAGCAAGTTTCGCCAACTTCAACGATCCGGCTTTGCTGGAGTTTATGCGCGGGGGTATGAGCGCACTGACCCAGTCCGGCGCTTCGGTGACGCCAGAGAATGCGATGCGCAACACGACTGTGCTGCGCTGCGTCTCGCTCATCGCATTCGCGATCGGCATGCTTCCGCTGCATTTGCACGATAAGTCGACGAAGCAAAAGGCAACGGATCATCCGCTCTACCGGATACTGCACCGCCGGCCGAACGCCTGGCAGACGAGCTTTGAGTTCCGCTCGATTATGCAGCAGCGCGCTCTGCAGCACGGCGGGGCCTACGCCTTGAAGGTGCGAAGCGGCACGCGACTGATCCAGTTGGTCCCGATGTCGAACGCCCGGACTACTGTGCGGCAGCGCGACGATTGGTCAATCGAATATGACTACCAGCGCCCAAGTGGGGGCAAGGTGACCTACAAACAAGCGGACGTGTTCCACATTCGATACGGTCTGTCAGAGGATGGCATAAATGGCTTGGCCCTGGTGAAGCAGGCGGCCGAGGCCATCGGGCTAGCGCAGCAAACGGAAAAGGCGGCAGCGCGGTTGTTTCGGAACGGCATGATCGTTGGCGGTGCTCTGAAGCATCCGAACAAGCTCAGCCCTGAAGCCTATGAGCGGCTGAAGGCCAGCATGGACGACGGTCAGGGAGCGGATCAGGCGCACAAGTGGAAGATCCTCGAAGAGGGTATGACCATGGAGCCCTCAGCTGCATCTGGCCGTGACAGCCAAGCGATTGAGCAGCGGAACTTGCAAATCGAAGAGATTGCCCGGCCCTTTGGCGTACCCCGTCCACTGATCGGGATGGATGACACCTCGTGGGGCTCCGGCATCGACGTGCTGGGCCAGTTCTTCGTGCGTTACGGGCTGAACCCTTGGTTCGAAGCTTGGCAGCAGGCGATCGAACGTGACCTGCTCACAGAAATTGAGGCTGACCAGTATGAAGCCAAGTTCAACGCCGGCGCGCTGCTACGAGGTTCGATGAAGGATCAGGCAGAATTCTTCGCCAAGGCCCTGGGATCGGGCGGACACGCGCCGTGGATGCACCAGGATGAAGTGCGCGACCTGCAAGATATGCCGGCCCGCAGCGACCTTTCTCAGGGCATGGGACAACCAAAAGGAGACGGCAATGAGCTTGCGACCACTTCCTGAACTGCAGGCACGCCGACTACCGGACGTCTGCGCCTTTCACGTCGACGACGATGCGCTGAACCGATTTGAACCGCTGGCTCCGCGGGCGGCACTCGATGAGGCGTCGATCTCTATCCTTGACGTCATCGGCTACGACGACTGGACCGGCGAGGGCGTGACCTCGAAGCGCATCTCGAGCGCGCTGCGGTCGATCGGGGAACAGCCAGTTACCGTAAATCTGAACTCTCCGGGCGGTGACTTCTTCGAGGGCGTGGCGATCTACAACATCCTGCGTCAACACCCGGCGAAGGTCACGATCAACATTCTCGGGCTAGCTGCATCGTCTGCATCGGTCATCGCCATGGCTGGCGATGAGGTCCGCATCGGCAAGACCGGCTTTCTCATGGTGCACAACGCTTGGGTCGTTGCCGTGGGTAATCGCCACGATTTGGCCGAGGCCGCGACCACAATGGAGCCTTTCGACGACGCCATGGCCAGTCTTTACGCGGACCGCTCCGGCAAGAAAAAGGCGCAAGCCATCCGGTGGATGGATGAAGAGACTTGGTTCAACGGCGAACAGGCTGTCGATCTTGGTCTCGCCGACGCCTTCCTTGCCGGTGATGCTGCCATTGCTGCCGCGGCTAAGCCTGAAGTTAAGGCCGAACGTCGCACAGAGAACGCACTCATTCGCGCTGGTGTGTCCCGCGGTGACCGCCGCAGCCTCATCGCCGCACTCAAGGGGGGCAAGCAAGACGCTGCCCCCGACGCCATGCAGGACGCTGGCATTCTGGCTGCTCTCTCGCAGCTTTCTGAAACCATCAGGTCCTAGGAGATCCTCATGACCAAACACATGCGCCCGGGCAAAGCCCGCGGCATTATCGCTGTCCACGCCGATGCTGGTGGCATTGCCGCCGTCATTGCAAAGCTCGGCACTGACTTCGAGGCCTTCAAGGCCACCCTAACCGAGAAGGATAAGGAGGTCGCGGCAAAGTTCGACGACGTCGTCACCACAGAGAAACTCGAAAAGATCAACGCCAGCGTGGCTGAGCTGCAGGCCACCGTCGACCAGGCCAATGCTAAGCTGGCAGCCCAAGCCATGGGTGGGGCCGATCGTCCTCTGAAGGATGAAGAATACAGCAAAGCGTTCAAGGCGCATTTCAAGCGCGGCGATGTTCAGGCTGCTCTGAATAAGGGCGAGGACGCCGAAGGCGGCTATCTTGCGCCTGTAGAATGGGACCGCACCATTATCGATCGGCTGGTTGAGGTTTCTCCAATGCGCCAAATTTCGGCTCAGCAGACGATCTCGAATAATGGCTTCAAGAAGCTGGTGAGTCTCGGCGGTACCGCCTCAGGCTGGGTTGGCGAAACCGCAGGCCGTCCGCAGACCGCAGCTGGTCAATTCGGCGCTGTCGATTTCACCACGGGCGAGCTCTACGCAAATCCCGCAGCAACTCAGCAGATGCTGGACGATTCCGCTGTCGATCTCGAAGCTTGGTTGGCGAATGAGGTTGAGACAGAGTTCAGCTTGCAGGAAGGTCTGGCCTTTGTAGCCGGCAATGGTGTGAACAAGCCGCGCGGCTTTCTGACTTATGCAACAGGCGGTTCAGCAGCAGCTGTGCATCCGAAAGGTGCGATTCCGGTCCTGACTGCGGCTGCTACAACCGTCATTACCGAAGACAAGCTGATCGACATGATCTACTCGCTGCCGCAGGTTTACACTGCGAACGCGCGTTTTACGCTTAACCGCACTTCGATCGGTACGGTCCGCAAGATGCGCGACGCTGACGGCCGCCAGCTCTGGCAGCCTTCGACCGCCGCCGGCGAACCCTCGACCCTGCTGAACTACCCCGTGACTGAGATGCCCGGAATGCCGGATATGGAAGCCGGCGCTCTGCCCATCGCCTTCGGCGACTTTGAGCGCGGATACCTGGTGGTCGACCGGACAGGCGTGCGCGTGCTGCGCGATCCTTACACCAATAAGCCCTATGTGATGTTCTACACGACCAAGCGCGTCGGCGGCGGTGTCCTCGACCCAACCTGCCTGCGCATCCTGAAAATGGCTGCGGCCTAAACGACCGCGGGGCCCGGACGCCGGGTCCCGCATCTAACCCGCTGTCCCGGCTAATACCTGGACACCATCCCCCCAAATCACAGGAGGCCATCATGGCCAAGAAAACGACCAAGGTCGCGGATAAGCCCGTGGCAGCTAAAGGCACCGCTAGTCAGGTCACAGCCAAAACCGCTGCTCAGACAGCAGCAGCTGCACCAGGCGCTGTCGCCAATCCCGCGCCGGCCACGGCGATGGACAGTGCCTCTGGGGCCGTGATCGAACCGGCCATCGTCGACGCGATCGACATGACGCACCCAGCGATCGACGCAAACCCGCGTGCGGGGACAGTAGCGATGCAAAACGCTCGCGACATGAACGATCCCGCCAATCGTCGTCCTGACGATCCCAACTTCGTCGGCGAAGGCCTCGACCCCACCGTCTACGGCAAGAAGGCCCGCTGAAATGTTCCGCCCCGTCCGCATTTCACCGCCCGCCAAGGCTCCCATCCACGTCGATGATGCCAAGGTGTTTCTGCGCGTGGACGGGGCTGATGATGACGTCCTCATACAAGGCCTGATTGCTGCTGCTGTTGATCATCTCGATGGGCGCACGGGCCTTCTCGGGCGGTGCTTAGTTACGCAAGTTTGGCAGTATAAGACTATCGCATTTCAACGGAAGATTTCGCTAGGAATGCCCGGGGCCACAGCTGCGGTGGTACGTTACCTCGACAGGGACGGGGCGATGCAGGAACTGTCAGGCGATGACATCGCCCTAGTTGAAGAGGTCCGCGGGTCCTGCATTGTCTTTGCCGATCACCAGCCGGTCATAGGCTGGCATGGGCCGGCAACAATCGATGTCACCTTTGGCACCGCTGAAGACAAAGTTCCGGCAGCGATTGTGCAGGCAATCCGCATGCTCGTGGCGCATTGGTACGCAAACCGAGAAGCCGTCACGACTGGCAGTGCTGCGGCAATACCGATGGGTGTGGACATGCTCATCGCGCCGTACCGCTGGATTTCCATCTGATGGAAGCGGGCAAGCTTGATCGTCGCGTCCAGTTCCGCCGCTCTACACTGTCGGACAATGGTTTGACCGAAGTGGAAACTTGGGCTGATCACGGAACGCCAGTTTGGGCCAGCAAGGTCGATGTGAGTGATGGTGAAAAACTGCGAGCTGATCAAGTTGCAGCCAATCTTACGTCGCGCTTCATTGTTCGGCGCAACAGCTTCAGTATAGGCCTGACGGCGAAGGATCAGATCACCTACGGCGGCGATACCTTTTCGATCTACGGGATCAAAGAAATCGATAGTCGTTCCTGTTTTGAAATTACCGCCGGCGCACGGGTTGATCTAGCGCAGGGCGATGCGTGACCGTTAAAGTGACGGGATTCATAGAGCTTGATGCGGCATTGAAAGACTTGACCCGCGCTGCCGGTAAGGCGGCGCTCAGGCGTGCTGGTATCAAAGCGCTGGAGCCAATCGCCGAAAGCGCGCGCTCTAAAGCTCCAAGCGATCCCGCCACAGGTGGCTACGATTTGAAGTCATCTATCACCGTCGGTACGAAACTGTCGCGCAGTCAGCGCCGCCGGCATCGCAAAATGGTAAAGAATGACAAATCTAGCGTTGAGGTATTTGTAGGCGCAGGTCCATTAGCACAGGCTCTCCATACTGAATTCGGCACCTCTCCATTCATCAGTGGCGGCAAATTCGCTGGAGCCCATAACCCCGGTATTCCAGCGCAGCCCTGGATGCGTCCAGCGTGGGACGGCGGCAAGGCGCGGGTGGTGCAGGATTTGAAGACGGAATTATGGGTTGAGGTCGAGAAGGCCGCCAAAAGGGCGGCCCGTAAACGGGCTCGCGCGGCGAAAGGATAGATTGTGGAAGAAGAGTTTCGCGCGATCCTGCAGGGTTCACCTACTGTGACTGCGGCTGTTCCGATTAATCACATCAACTTTGGCGAACACCCCCAAGGCAAGCCGCTGCCAGCGATCATTATGCTGACTGTCAGCAACGACAACACTCACCATATGGATGGTCCGACACATCTTTTCGCCGGGCGCGTCCAGGTGGATTGCCATGGCGATGACTACCTTGCCGCTAAGACCGCCGCTCGCGCCGTCATGAAGGCGCTGGATGGCTACTCTGGCGGTGGGTTCCAGGGGATATTCTATGCCGGATCGCGCGACGCGCGTGAGGGTGGGGCTAACGAAACGGCGCGGCCCTACCGGGTTTCGGTGGATTTTATGACGCAATGGAGTGAAGAAAATGTCTGATGGAATGATTGGTTACGGCAGTATCGTGCGGATTGGTAAAGGTGCGGTGCCAGTATGGACCAAGCTGAGCCTGATTGGTGATATCGAGATGCCGGATGAGCAAGTCGACGAAGTCGATGTGACGCATATGGAGTCCCCTGGGCGTCGTAAGCAGTTTATTGCGGGCTTGATTGACAGCGGAGAAGTCTCAATCCCGATGAACTATATTCCCGATAGCGATTCCGATGTGCTGTTGAAAAGCCTGAAAGCATCCGGCGAAAATGTTCAGATTGAGATCACTCTGACCGCAGCTGGTGCGCCAGAAACCTTTGTCGGTTTTTTAAAGGGATATTCGCGCACTGCCCCTGTGGCCGATAAGATGACGGCAGCGGCTACCTTCCGCCTTTCCGAGCTGGTGGAGGGCTAACTATGGCGAATAGCTTCCTAGGGGAGGTCGCTGTCACCGCCGGCGACAAGACATACACCCTGCGCTGCGACTTCAACGCGATGGCTGAGTTCGAAACTGAGACTGGCCAAGACGCCATGGAATCCTTCGAAGCGTTTGAGGAAGGCAAAGTTAGCATTACTGTAATGCGAGCTATGATGTGGGCGTTTATGCGGTGCCACCATCCTGATGCTACTCTGAAAGAAGCGGGTGATCTTCTGTCTTTGAATATGGATGCGTTGACGGAAGTGCTGCAAGTCGCGATGCCAAAAACCTCAGCGGTCTCTGCGCCGGAAAAGACTACTCCACGAAAGCGCAGGCCTCCAAAGCGGGCATAGACTATCTGGAGCTCTTGACCGGGTATATATCGCTCGGCTTCGACCCCGTCTCTTTCTGGGGTCTGACCCTCCGTCTCTACATTGCGCACACCGACGGCGCGAAAATGCGACTTGAACGAGAGCACAACGAACGGGCTTGGCAGGCTTGGATGACTGCTGCACTGCCCGGTATGAAGAAGTTCCCCAAGCTAGCCGAGCTAACAATCCGAAAAAACGAAAAGATCGACGTGGCATTCCGCCTGCGCGTCCTTTCGGCCTCTCTGCCCACCATCACTCAGGCTGAATGGCGTGCGCGCCACGCTGACCCTTGATTCAAGTAAGGATATGACATGGCTTCATCTGTGATTGGTGCCCTGCGTGTAAACCTTGGTCTCGATAGTGCGCAATTCAATCGCGGTGCGACTGTGGCTGGCAAAAGGTCTGACGCTCTTAAGGGTAAATTTTTGGCTTTGGCGAAGTCCATGGCGGGCCCCATCCTCGCGATGGGCTCGCTGGCTGGAGCGATGGGTTTAATCCGAAAAGGGGCCGGTGATATCGATGCGGCCGCTAAGGCGGCACGTCGCCTCGATACATCAATTGGCGGGTTGCGGGCGCTCCAGCAGGCGGCGACTGAAGCTGGTGTCCCCCTGTCGGCTGTTACTGACAACGTTCAGAATATCAATCGTGAGCTCGCGAAGGGTGGTAAAGCTACGACCGCGGCGCTCGAGAAACTTGGGCTTTCAGCCTCCGAGCTTGTGGGTCTGGATGCCGACGAAAAGATCGCAACCATTGCCGATCGGATCAAAGACCTCGGGCTCTCGTCCGGAGATGCAACTGCCGTCTTACAAGGCCTTGGGGTCCGATCACGTGAAATGCTTTTGCTTTTTAAAGGCGGCGGCGACGCAATTCGGAATGCACGCAAAGACATCGATGAATACGGCTTGGCGCTGGACAGTGTAGAGGCCGCAAAGATTGAAGCGGCGAACGATGCCATGGGCCGCCTCAGCTTGATTAGCACATATCTTGCACAGCAACTTTCATTGGCCTTCACGCCGGCTATGGGCGCTATGGCGACAGCGATGACGGAAAGCCTACGAGAGGGCGGTTTGCTGAGATACATGATCGATGGACTAGTCTCCAGCTTAGGTGTGGTCTCGCGGGCTGTTATCTCCCTTGCGGCTGTCTTCGCGGGGCAGATGGTGGTGTCGCTCGGGGCCGCTGCGCTTGGGGTCAAGGGGTTGGGGTTTTCTCTACTTGCACTGCGAGGCGCAATTATCCGCACCGGGTTTGGGGCGTTAATTGTTTTGGCCGGCGAGCTTGCTTACCGGTTCACGAAGCTCGTGGCCAAATCGGGTAGCTTTGGTGAAGCCCTTGCCGTTTTGAAGGAAGTTGCGGTTGAAACGTTTAATCGCATCGGATTAGCGTTCAGTGCTGTACCGCTTGCGATCGAAGCCGGCGGTGCCCGGATGGCGGCAACCTTCTTCGACCAATTGCGGGCTATGGCGATTGGATTTCAAGATTTTGTAAACACAATCTCGCAAGGCATGAATGACGCGTTTGGGACGTCCATCCCATACGTGAGGGGCTTGGGTGACGGCCTTTACGATCTTGCCAATGACGCCAGCGGCGCAGCCCGCATCGCTGAGAGTGCTATGGGGTCGATCACAGACGCAGTGACAGCGCCGATGCCGAGCCTTGAGGCTCTGCGTACAGCTGTGTCTGCTGCCGGTGATGAAGCGGGTGGAGCCGCTGGCGATGTGTCGGACTTGGACGAAAGCCTCGGCAACATTGGCGGCGGCGCCGGCAAAGGCAAAGGAGGCAAAGGCTCAGCTGAGAATGCCGCAGCGCAGCTCACGGCTTTTCAGCAGGCAGTGAAAGGCGCGAAGGATGAGATTGGTCGATTGAAGGCTGAGACATCGGCACTAGCAGGATCCGGTGCAAGTGGCTTTGAAGGCGAAGATGCGGTTAGCTATGCGCAGAAGCAGGCAGAGTTGGTCACGGCTGCGCAGGAGAGTGGTGTTAAAGTCACCCCGCAGCTTACTGCCGAAATTCATATGCTGGCCTCGTCTTATGTGAACGCAGCTAAGGAAGCCGAGGCCGCGGCAAAAGGCATTACCGATGTCAGTGACAATGCAGAAGTCGGTCGGACTAGCCTCGCCAATATGTTCGTCGAGATAGGAACGGGTGCCAAGAAGCCAATGGATGCCCTGCGCGCTCTTGTGGACCAGCTCATTGCCGTCTCATTGCAGAAAGGCGCGCTGGGTCTCATGTCGTCTGTCGGCGGTGGGTTTTTCAGTGCAGTTGGCTCCGCATTGACGATGCCGGGCAATGCGAACGGGACCAATAACTGGCGTGGTGGATTTACATCGGTAAACGAGCGCGGTGGCGAAATCATGGACCTGCCAAAAGGTACTAGGATAATCCCGCACGATATCTCAAAACGGATAGCCGATGGTGCCGCAAACAGCGATGTCGGCAGTGGCACCATCAACGTTAACGTGACTGGGGCGAACGGTGATCAGCATGTCATTGCCTTAGTGCAAGAGGGTGTGTCGCGTGGGCTTTCAGCCTTTGATCAGCAACTACCTTCGCGCGTTAAGCAAATATCAAACGATCCGAGGGCGAGCTGATGACGATAAGCTTCCCATTTTCTGCTACCGCATTTTTTGGACGACTAAAATTTACTGAGTTCCAAATTTCTGTGCCGCCGATGATGGAAACTAACGAGACTGAGGGCGGTGAGATTATCTCGGTTGAGCATGGACCTCAGCTTTGGTCCGGATCAGCTACATGCATCATTCAACCCTACGCTGACGGAGCAAAGACGGTCGCGCTATTCGAAACACTTTTGCGATCTGATGCTAGTTTTCATGCATACGACAGCCTTAGGCAATGGCCGCAGCGCGATGCTAAGGGGCTGGCGATCGCGAACAAGTCACCCAAGGTAAGCCCGGTTGCGGGCAACGCACGTGGCTTGCGCCTTTCGGGTTTTCCAGTGGGTTACAAGATGACTGCGGGAGACCTGCTGTCTTTCAATTACGGCTCAAACCCCACGCGCATTGGACTGCACCGCGTCGTCAGCACTGAGTACGCGGATAGCTCCGGCGATATCACATCGTTAGAAGTTCACCCGCCGGTACGACCCGGCCTGGCGAACAATACGGCATTGCGATTGGCACCAGCTACCTGCAAGGCGAAGCTCACGTCGTATGATCCGCCGACCTCGACCTTGTCACGTCGCGCTGAAATCTCCTTTAGCTGGCGTCAGACGCTGCGATGATCTGGAATCTGAACGCGCAAGCCGCACTGCTGAATCGCGCACCGCTGATCAGGCGCTGGCTGTTCTGGGCATCCGCCCGCAACCGCGCCACGAACGAAATTGAGACGATCGGGATCTGGGATGGCGACGATCATGAGAACTTCAGCCCGGCCGGTGTAAACCGCCTCTATCTGGGCGCTGGTGGGTTGTTTGAAGTCTCTCCCTTGATCCACTCAGTCGGAACGACAATCCAGACGCAGGACGTCAAACTCTCAGGCATCAGTCAGGCCGCTGAACAGCTCATTCGGGGCTATGAGCCGCGGCTGGCACCTTGTGATCTTTACTTGGCCTTATTCGATCCTGCTTCGCTCGATTTGATCGGAATGTCGCGGATGTTCAACGGGGTGATTGACGGCGCGCCCATCATGACCGGCGCTGCGAACCAAGGCAGCACTGCAACTATCCGCATGGTGAGTGCTGCCCGTAACGGCACACGCAAGGCGGCCGCGAAGAAAAGCGATGAGCAACAGCGGCAGCGGAAGGGCGATCGGTTCCGTCGATACGCTGATGTGTCGGGCACGTCCGATGACTGGTGGGGCGCGATGAACCCCGGCTCTTCGAACAAATCAAACAAGTCTCCAATCGATAAGGCTTTTCGGCGATGAAGCGATCCACTGACTGGCAAAACTCTTTGATGATTTACCTGTCAGGCGTTCACTCGATTCCGTTCCAGTACGGGATACATGACTGCGCTTTGTTCTGTGCAGGCGCTATTGAGGCAATGACAGGCGTCGATCTGGCAAAAGGTCACCGGGGCTATGCCTCGCGGGCTGACGGTATCCGCAAAATGCGCAAGGCTGGGTTTGATGACCATGTGGCCTACTTCGCGTCGCATCTGCCTGAATGTCCTCCGCTCGAGGCGCAAGCGGGCGACTTGGCTGTCCTTGATGATGCCGCAATGGGCGTCGTGCAAGGGCGTGGCATCTACGTGCTGACAGATGGTCTGATGACGACCGTATCGCTCCTGCAAGCAAAGCGAGCTTTTCGCGTATGATTTGGCTCGTTCTGCTACTCGCAATCTCGGCAACGCCGGCGGCAGCCGATCCGGTCTCCGCATTGATCATCGGAGCTCTGGGCGGCTCCGCGGCTATCGGTGTGGTCGGAGTGGCCTTGGTGCGCATCGGCGTCGGCATAGCGGCGTCACAGCTGGCAAGCATTTTATTCAAGCCGAAGTCGGTATCCGGTGTCGGTGATCCTGGTATCAGAACGCAGGCCACGACGGCCGGCGGGATCAACAGCCAGTCCATCATTCTTGGCCGCTACCGGACTGCTGGCAACCTCTCGGCTCCCCGGATGTCGCATGGCGAGGTCGACGACACCCCGAATGCCTACCGGACCCACGTGTACGATATTTCGGACATGCCCATCACGGCTTTACATGCAGTTCTAATCGACGATGAAAAGATTGACCTGAGCGACATGACCGCATCGAGCACGGTCTATGGCCTGACCCCGGATGGCGGCATCTATAAGGACTACTTCTGGATCGATGTGAACAACGGTCGCGCCGGTCCCAATACGATGCTCACCGACAAATATGGCACTCGCACTGAGCGCCCATGGGAAAGTGACATGATCGGGCGCGGTCTCGCCTATATCGTTGCAACCTTCCTTTACAACCGAGAACTCTATCAAGCTGACCCAGCCATCTCTTTCATAGTCGATGGCCTTAAGCTGTACGATCCCCGGCGCGATAGCAGCATCGGTGGTATCGGTACGCACCGGTACGGCTTCCCTGGCACATATGAGTTCACGCTCAATCCAGTCCTAATGGTCTACAACATCCTGCGCGGGATCCGCGTTTCGGATGACCTCGTGTACGGGCTGAACGTCGCTGCCGCCGATTTGCCATTGGATGTCTGGGCGGCTGCAATCTCCAAAGCCGGCACAAGTGATTACAAGGCTGGCTATGAAATTCGGTTCGCGGATGATGAACCTCTGGATATCATCGATGAGCTGCTCAAGACCTGCGATGCAGACCTCGCAGACGTAGGCGGTACGTGGCTCGTTCGTGTTGGCGGACCTGGCCTGCCCATCGCCTTTATCACTGACGAACATATTCTGCGCACGAAGCCGCAGGATCTCGATCCGTTCCCATCCTTGAATGAAACCTACAACGGCATCAACGTCACCTTCATATCGCCCAAGGTTAACTGGCAGCCGACGGACGCTCCGCCGCGGTATGATCTGGCCGCTGAGTTGAAGGATGGGCGTAGGCTCGTTGCTGATCTGGCTCTACCAGCCGTCACGAACATGACGCAGGCGCAGAAGCTATCTCGAGCATGGCTGCTCGATGCGCGCAGAATGCGGCGCCACAATATCACCCTTGGGCCCGAGGGGCTCCTGATCAATCCGTTGGACAC